ACATATAAATGTTGTTACATAGATACCACTCATAATACCCAAAATAAAATTAATATTATCTTTTGTTCTTTTATGAAATTCTTCTTCAGAAATTTGCCCAAAACCAAATGCTAAAGCGGCATCGATCATAGTGTCGATAGCTAAAAAGATTGCAGTCCATTTTATTGCCTTGCTAGCGAAGCCTTTTAAAAGTTTTATTACAAACGATGGCAAACTATTAACAATTCGCATGATCGGAGCAGTAATATTTTTTAAACCGCGCGCAAATCCACTTATTATTGATCTAAAAGTTTGTAATGTTTGCGCAAATCTCATTCCCATCGGAGAAGAAGTCCCGGCCACTTTTAATCCGGTCATAAATATCGCGACATTTTTTCTAGCCATCGATACTTGATTAGCGACTACAGTAAATTTAGTAGAAAGATTTGATATAGTTTTAAGTTTTCCTTCAGCAAAAGCCGCTGAAATTTTAGAAAAACCAGATGATAATGACCCTGAAGCTCCTCTAAATGCTGCGTACATTTGTAAATATGTTTCTTCTATGCCATCTAAAAATGCTAATTTTTCTGCAAGTGTTTCATCATCTCCTTCAGCACTATCAGCTAGGGCGTCAGCCATACCCCAACCTAAAAGTGCCAAAGCTGGTATCACATATTTTGATAATACTCCAGCTGTCATAGTTCCAACATTTTCAGCTATTCTTCCTGCTTGCGACGGAACAACTGAATCTTTCTTTTCAACGTCTTCTTCGTCTCTTCGTCTTTCGTTAGCTGCAGCAATTCGTTTATTTTGTTCTATGGCAAAACCAAGTTTTTTGTACACTCTATCCATACGACTTTGTAAAGCGAGTGTACTTCCTTGAACTTCTGTTATTTTTTCTTCTAGAGAACCTAAAGATTTCGAAACAGCTTCGATCTCAGTGCCGGCAGGAATAACAGATTCGATAACTATGGGTCGAGAAGGCTGATCATCGAAGTAATTTTCCATTCCTTCGACAAACGAGTCGAAATCTGCTTGACTAGCAAATTTTGTATCAGAGGTGGTTTTAATATCTACATGCGAAGGCATTGACCCGAGATCAAACATAGCATCAGCTATTGATGACCAATCGGCAAGAGCTGGTAGATTAATTATAGGGTCATTAGTATTTGTAGAGGTTTGAGCGGCTTTACCGACTGCCATAATATCTTTGCCGGTTTGAGCTAAATTCTCTTTTGCTATTGCTGCGCCGGCTTTAGCTCCAGCAGCTGCGCCTACGGCAGCTGACGTTGCTAGTTTAGTAAGAGTACCACCTGCACGACTCATCGCCCGAGAAAATTTTCCAGCGACTTTACCAGCTCTGCCAGCTTGTCTTGATGTAGACTGAGCTGTTATTTTAGCTATTGCTTTAGCTATCCCAGATATTCGGCCCATTGTTACTCTTTTCTTTTTGTATTTTTTCTAGTATCATGTCTACATATACTTCACGCTCGAATGGAATCATTTCGTTAATTTCAGTCAATGTGAACTTGTGATACTGAGTTACGTCAAAGTTTAACTTATAGTGACTGTAAAGGTCCATATAACTCAGCCCAATTGAAAAAAATCATCTAGATCCCTAAATACTACTCTTTTTTCTTTATTATCACTATTTGTATATGTAATGACATGCTCGATTTTTGGAGCGGTTTCGAAAAATCCTTGAATTTTATTATATGCTTCTATAGGCAATGAATCTAAAAATTGTTCCTTATCTTTTTTAGATTCTTGTTTCCATGAGAAGACATCATCTCCATCAAAAATCTGATCAATTGATGCATTGATCATGGTATCAGTAACTTCTACTAATGTTTTTTTATCTAACAATTCATCTGAGACTTTAGGAGTCGGATGTTTTAAAACTAAACCAACTTCATCAGTAATCATGATTTTTTTATCATGATCATCGGGAAATTGTACTTCAACTTCATTAAGATCCGCTTCTAAATCATATGTGATACCATCATCACTATCAATGACTTGAAATTTTACAATGTTACCAACTGACGCAGATCTAATTTTAATGAACATATATTCCATATCAAAAATAGGAATATCATTAACATCAAAATCTTCTTTTAAGATGCAGTTATTAACGATCGATTTGATAGCATTATAAATGTCTATCTTCTCTCCTGATTCTTTCGCTACGAGTAGAATCTTTTCTTCTTTGACCAAAAAGGGTCGATATATTAATTTTTCGCCAGTTGAAGGCTGTGTTAATTCAAATGTTGGCGTACTAATTTTTGGTAAAGCCATGATTTATCCTCATCCTAATATTTTAAATCTTGTAAATCTATAATTCACTGAAAATCTTGCGATCTCGTCGTGTTGACCCCAACCCAATTGCATTGGTTCAACTACGATGGGAAATGCTTCGATAAATTGCACCATCTTTGCTAGTTTATTCTGTTGATTATATATTGTGAGATTCATATCAACAACATAATCTTTTAAATACTTTGCACCATATTTTGCATCACCGTCGAGGTCAACAATCTTGTTTGCCCATTCTCTAAACGTTTTATAAATCTCTGCTTTCTCATCAACCGTATGTGTCATTGATACTTCTTGTGGATTGTAGCGATACGGAATGTTATACATCAATCCATTACCGTAGGGAGAATAATTATCAACTGATAAGAAAGAAATACCTGGCGCGCTGACAGTTTCAGCACGCACTAATATTTCTTGTCCATCGCCCCCCGGCGGATTGACAAGTACTTCGTAACGATTAGCCGGTAGACTATCTTTTACTCTTCCTTTCCATGCGGGTATTGAAAATGGCATTTTTAATTTCTCTGAATAAATTGTTTAGAATCTCGCCAGACTACGCTAGCTTGTTTCTTTCTGAATCTTTGTGTAGGTAACATTAATGCTATATCCCATTCTTCGTATGGTACCCAAAGAAATCGTGATCTAACTTGTGAATTTAGATAGCGTTTAACGGTAGGCCTAAAGTATTTATATCTCGCCAGAGAATTCAATAAACCATAATTTAAACGTAGCTTCTTAGACTCACGTAAAGCATCATTTCTTTCTATCTGATATAGTCTATCCATCAGTCGAGCTCGAAAAACTGGAGGCAGATAATGCAGATTCATGCCAAGAAAACCATCGCTATATTTTTCTAATACAAATATCAACGGAAATATGTCGTAATATGGTAATGTAGCTTTGCCCTTCGGATCGTATTGAAACATATACATGCGACCGATATCAGTTTCAACCATTTTATTATATGTACGGTCACGATTGCGCAGCTCCCGTTTCATATTGACAGATTTTATTGATTGCGCTTTATCACGATACCAATCACGTGACTCTTCTGCGTCTATATCTGATCCAAGTTGTACTTTGCCTTCGTCAGCAATTTTTTGAAATATATACGTAGCCATTAAAATTTAAGTCCTAATTCTTTTTCGGTGATGATCGTGAATTCCCATCCTCTATCAGCACAATAACTTCGTGCTGCTTTCCATTTAGAAGAATTTACACCCCATGTCTTCACCTCGTATAAATACCTCTTAGTAAGATTTTTTTGCGGAGTTGGCTCTACGGTTTCCTTAAATGGTTTAATCTCCACTACGACCGTATCTAGTTTCCCCTCGCGATTAATCTTCTTAATCCAAAAATCCGGAAAGTAACGATGTACTCTTCCATCGATAGGTGAACGATACGGAATGATTAGCTCTTCACTCGCCCATTCCTTTATTCCGCTATTATCATCGAGGTAGCGCATGAAATATAGTTCCCATCTACTTCGATAAATAATGTTGGTAGGATCTCCACGATACTTACTCGGATTTTTAGGTTTAAAGACACCTTTATAAGTCTTCGCCATATACATATTTATAGGAATAATCATGGCAGAAAAAACTACAATCGATTCAGTTGGTCCGATAGCAGCTCAATTGAAGAACGAGCTATCTTCTCTCGAAAAGACACAGATCGCAGGAATTAAAAATTTAGGTAGTATTAGTACACGACCAGGAGTATTGAATGGTAGTGTAGCTAACTCTATTACTAATCTAAATAACCATCAAAAATCTGCCATGGAATTGGGTGCGAACGTTGCTGCTAAACTCGAAAGAGCAGGAGCATTTAGTAAAGGTGCAGAAAAGATATTGACGACGGCTGTATCATCAACTGTCACTGATAAAATTACTCTTCCTCAAAAGTTTCCTAAAAATCCAATTGATATGGGTAGATTAGATAATCGATTGCCGAGTTTTAAGAAACAAAGTCCTTATGAAAAAATTCAAAACAAAAAGAATCTTTTAGTCGGCGAAAGTGATTTAAATTATGGAGGATATTCATTCCCGCCAGATCTTAAAGAAAATGCTGCGTCATTTATTGAATTGTGGTTTTGGACGTATGATAGAGAGTCACCTACAGCGCCCGGATTGGTTGCGCCATCGATTAAAGTATGGTTACCTATACCTGAAAACTTTACTATCAATCATGAAGTCAAATATCAAGAACGAGACACTGGAATTCTCGGAGATGTATTGCAATCTGATTCAGCTCAAAATGCAGGTTATAGAGGAGCTGGATTAGGTGGCCTACAAGGTTTAGGAAAAGAGTTTTCAGAAAAAGTTTCACAAATGACTGGAGAAGAAGCTGCTAATGCGACAGCTGAAGTTGCAAAACGTGCAGCTTTTGCAGCATTAAACTCAACTGACGAAGTATTTGGCGGTCTAGCGGGTAGAGTGACAGGCGAGATTCCAAACCCACACCCAACAGTATTCTTCAAAGGTTTGGAATTACGTCAATTTACTTGGACTTGGAAATTAGTACCACGATCAGCTGATGAAGCAGCTACGTTAAAAGATATAATTATTCAAATGAAAAAACGCATACTTCCGGAAAAAGCTGGAAGTTTCTTGAAATATCCGCATGTATTACAACCATCAGTAAAACCGAATGAAAGTGTTTATGGTAAATTTATGAAATCTGCTGTTAAAACATTTTCGGTTAATTATACAGCTGAAGGCACATCTGCTTTCTTTGTAGATGGCGCACCTGTAGCAATCAATCTTATTCTTACATTCCAAGAAATGGAGAATATGACGGCTATGGACGTATAAGAGGGATTAAAATGTCAGATAGAACTCAATACTTCCGTAAATTTCCTATTACAATTTATAATGATATTCCTTCGCTCAATATTATGCGTCGTGTGGATTTCAATAAAAATGTTAAAAATTTCTTGTCTGCGTTTTATACATTTGAAATGCCAGAAGGAACGAGACCAGAGACATTAGCATTTGATTATTATGATGATGTAGATCTTGATTGGTTGATCTATATGACAAATGATGTCGTAGATCCATATTTTGATATGCCTTTGAATCAAGATGATTTTCAATTGAACATTAAGAAAAAATACGGATCAGAAGAAAACGCTCGAAAGAAAATATTTGTTTATAGAAATAATTATAGAGGCGATGATCAGATTATTTCACAAGGAGCCTATGATTCATTAGTTGGCGAACGTAAAAAATATTGGGAGCCAATCTTTAATCAATTAGGTATTATTGGTTATCAACGAACTAAGACAGAAATGTATGCGTCTAC